ATTAAGCATAACGTAGTTGGCAAGGGACTGTCGGCTTTACTTGGGCGTTCTATTGTATGGCGATAATCCGTCGCCTTTGTGAGGTATGCGGGCTAGTCACTCGGTGTGAAGATACCGATACGGAATACTGCGCCTGCGCTCACAAGAACGGACCATTCATCGTTGTCAACGAAGATGAGGAAAACGCCCCACCTCCACCTGTGGAGGAATAATGCGCGTAAGTGATCTAGTCGCGGCTTACGATGCGGGGCGAAATAGCTTGCAAATGTTCCGCAAGAACCCGACGCAAACAACAGGCTCTGGCATTTGGTTCGACTTGAGCATGTCGCCGGGTACGCCTGCACCGAACTACTATATCGGCACACCCTACACTTCGACGCGGTTGGCTAAGTCAACTGATGGCGGTTTTAACCACGGTCCTGATGTATCGCCTTACACCAAATACTTGCAGAAAATCATGGTCATGACGCAAACGACTACGGCAGTGCCTTTGCCGTTGATTGTTTGTGATTATCTCATGTTTTACCCGTTTATTGAGCAATCGGACGGGACTGCAAACATGGTTAATTCAACCACGCTCTCACGCTACACAACGGGTGCGGGCGTTCAAATCATGCCGGTTATGACCAACTCAGACGTGGGCGGCACTACGTTTTCGTTTGGGTACACGAATAGTTCTGGCGTGGCAGGCCGAACAACTGCAACCGTAGTCGCAAATTCTCAGACCGTGGCGGGAACGCTCAAAAACACAAGCCCAGCGGTACAAACTGGACGTGGGCCGTTTATGCCATTGCAGGCAGGCGATACCGGAGTGCGCTCAATTGATAGCGTAACGATTACAGGCTCAGACATTGGGCTATTTGCTGCGGTGTTGGTTAAACCACTGCTCACTACGCAGATTTACGACATTACAGCCCCAACTGAGACTGATTTGATTATTGATAAGAACATTGTTCCCACGATTGTTGATGATGCGTTTCTATCTGCCATTTGCTTACCAAGCGGAACGGTGGCGGGCAGCGCAATCATTGGCGAATTAACAACCTACTGGAGTTAAGCACATGGCTGGGTTTTCGAGCCTTGACGACCTGATTAACCAAATCAGCACCAACGGTAAGTTTTGGCGCACGGATTGGAACAAACAAACCGCAACTGCCGGGACTGTGGTTGTTAATACATGGTCATGCCTTGCGGGCGGCGCGGGTAATCCACCGGCAAATACAGCCTTTGGGTCCGGCGTTACCTCAGTATGGAAGCCAATGTATGACCGCTCAACAAACGGCGGTGGCATGTGGCATGGCGGGGACGTAGCTGCGGCTGCGACTGGGTTCAAGGTTGTGTTAAACGCCTCTGCATTTAGTGCGGCTGCAACCACAATGCCTAGCGTGTTTATGCTTGTTGACCTGTTAGGCTATGCCACGCTGACGAACGCGACAATCAGCACGACGGGCACGAAAACCTTAGCGCAGTCCGAAGCGGTGACGTTTAGCAGCTCGTCAGGGCTGCTTATGACCACTACAAACGATTGGGATACCTACACGGCTTGCCGATTTAGTAACTCAGGCGGTGCGCTACCGACTGGACTAAGCGCAGGCACAACCTATTGGACGGTTCGCGTATCAGCGACGACAAGCCGCCTTGCGACTTCATTGCCAAATGCCGAAGCCGGTACGGTTATCGCGTTCACCGACGCGGGGTCTGGCACGAATACATTCACCTACCGTTGGCCGAGGTATACAACTGGCGCGGGCGTTCAAATTGGTCTTGCGGTATCGACTGCGGGAACGGCAGGAACTACGACATTTCAGGCAACCTATACCAATAGCGCCGGTACTGGTTCGCGCGTTACACCCTCAAGCCCGGCATTGCCATTGAACAACGCCACAAGCCCACTTTTGCAAATCCCATATTCGGGCACAGGTTCGGGTAAGTTTGGCCCTCAAATGCCGTTGCAGGGCGCGGATGCGGGCGTCCAATCTGTGCAAAACCTTATCCTTGCATCATCAGGCGTTACGACGGGCGTTTACAATATTTTTGCATACAAGCCTATTCTGACGCTACCCATGACAACTGTTGGCGTTGCTGCGGAGCGTGAATTTATCTCTCAACTCCCATCAATGCCTATCGTTTATGATGGTGCCTGCCTTGTGTGGCTTCATTACAATGGCGTTGCTGCAATCCCCAACAACTCCAACTTTAACGGGCATGTGGAGTTCGGCTGGTCATAATGCTTATTGGGAACTACTCAGTTCTAAATAAGACCGCAGGGCGTTGGCTTGCGGGTAACTCGACGGCGCACACGTCGGGCATAGGGACAAATACGTCCACAAAGTCAAGCATTATGAAATGGTCGGATTGGCGTAAATTCAATGCCGAGGATAACGCAGGGCAATCGACCATCGTGCTTGTAAAGACCGCAGCAAAGCCACGCGGTTACTACGGGCAGGGAGCGTTTGCGTTACCAACTAAAGCCGGTGAAATGGCGGCATGGGTGACGGGAACTAACACGGTCACAGCTACGGCATTGCTTGGCAAGCTAATGACCGCAAGCATTTCCGGGAGCAACACAGTCACCGCAAGCATGGGGCTGGTTATCTCAATGGTTGCTGCACTTACAGCCAATGGCGCGGTAAGTGCGACATTGTTAGCCCGCCTGAATATGACCGCAGCCATAAACGGTGGTGGCTCGATTACCGGCACATTGACCGGCATTGCAAACCTAACTGCTAACCTATCGTGCGTGGGAACTGCGGCAGGGTCTACCATGACCGGCATTGGGTATATGTATTGCGACATAACGTCCGAAGGAACGGCACTTACGATTAACAACGTGGCTAATGCGGTATGGGATGCTGTGTTGGCAGATCATTTGACTTCGGGCAGCACGGGCGCGGCATTAAACGCGGCTGGAAGTGCTGGCGATCCTTGGTCAACGGTCCTGCCTGGGTCTTATTCAGGTTCACAGGCCGGGGCTTTGTTTGGCACGATGGTCACGGTAACGAATGAAATGCACGAGCGCGACGGGCTTAAATCAGGTGTTCCTGTGTTAATTACCCCAACGGGATTGACTTCAAGCAATATCAGCCAAGTTTACACAACAGCCGGAACTGACACCACGGTGACGAGGTCTTAGTGTCACTCAGTAGCCTAGCGATTGCTCAACATGGTATCGGAGGGACTAGCTTACTTATTGCGGCGCAAGGCTTTGTTGACGCTGGAGTAACGCCTACCCCTGACATAACTACGGGCGGCGGTGGACCTGGTTGGGATTTATTCCGCAAAAAGCAAAATGCGGGACGAAAGGAAATACGCAAAGCCATAGAAATGGCTATGGGCTTGGTTGATGACACCCGGCCCGAAGTGCGTGAGGAAGCTAAAGCCATAATTGCGGTGGCGTCAAAAGAAGCGCCTGCAAAACAAATCGCGCAAATTGATTTTGCGTTCATCATGGAAAGCACGCGCACTATTGAGGCGATATTGGTTCACTTTGAACGGCTTAAGGCCGCTAAATTGGCCGAAGATGATGAAGATGAAGCCGTGTCAATGTTTTTATTGCACTAATTGACAATTTAACCTCTTGGCATATAATGGGCGATATGAGCAGCGCGAGAGAGACTTGGGTCGCATATAAAGACCCTGAGACTGGCATTGTTAAGGTAATTCCTAAAGCTGATATGCCGCCGAGGTCGAATGGGCGGCTGCAAATTATTCCCGACTTGCAACCTTACAAGAACGTGATTGATGGCAAGGTTATAGCGGGTCGGAGGCAACACCGGGAGTTTTTGCAAGCTCATGGTGTTGTAGAGGTCGGAAACGAAAAGCCAAGGGCGCGGCCTGATACCAGCAACCGCGTTGACGTTGGTTTAGTCCAAGAGCTAAAGCGTAACATGGGTGTTCTTTGAGCGAATTAGAGACGCAGACAGACGAACCAGAAATTCAATCCCAACCTGAGCAAGTTAGCGTTCGTGATTCCATTTTGAGCGCGATACAAGAGGTTGAGAAGTCAGAGACAAAAAGCGCGGAAGCGCCTAGAGATGAACAGGGCAAGTTTAAGCCCAAGGAACAAGGGCAGCAGGCAGCTACAAGCGCCGCACCCGTAGAGACAAAAAGCCCCCAGGGGGTAGTTGCCGCTGATGCCCAGCCTAAGAAGCTGGACGCACCCGCGACATGGCGCGCCGAAGCCAAGGCAGAGTGGGACGCAATCAGTCCAAAGGTTAAGGATGAAATCCTTAAACGGGAACTGGATATTGCCCGCGAAGCTACGGGACGGGGCGAGGAATATAAGCAGGTTAAATCATTCTACGATGAAATTGGCCCTGTAATTTCGCCGCGTATTGCCGCTTGGCAGCAAAACGGACTAACCCCTAAGCAGGCGGTGTCTGAATTGTTAGCAATGAGCGATTACGCAGGACGTGACCCGAAGGGGTTTGTGCAGTGGTTCCAAAATCGTATGGGGATTAATCCTGACCAGTCTAGCTCGGTGCCATCGGTTGACCCCGACATCACGCGACTTGAGCAGACTATTCACGGCTTGCAAGCCAAATTGCAGCAATTTGAAGGCTACACTCAACAGCAGCAGTACGTTTCCACCAAGTCTGAGATTGAGGCCTTTGCTACGGAGAAAGACGCTAACGGTTCGCCCGTTCGCCCTCACTTCGATGCAGTAGAGCCACAGATTAGGCGGTTAATCCCCATCATTAAGGGTGAAAACCCCGACGCCCCAGCAAGGGTTATTTTGCAAAAGGCATATGATGAGGCGGTTTATTTGAACCCTGAGACCCGTGAACAAATTATTCAATCACGGTTAGGGCAAAGTCAGAAAGACCGAGAAACGGCTGAGGCTAATGAGCGAGCCAAAAGGGCGCAATCGGCTAGCAAGTTGTTAACTGGCAGCACGCCAACCGGGAAACCGGCGGGGGCTGTCAATCCCAACGACTTGCGGGCGACTATCGTAGCTTCGATGCAGCAGCACGGATATACGGACGCCCGCCTCTAATAGAGGTGACTAATGCCATCCCCAAATAGTAACTTTACGGAAATTGTCACAACGACACTCCGTAATCGCTCAAAAGTGCTTGCGGATAACGTAAGCGACAACAATGCCTTGTTGATGCGCCTTAAAAAGCGCGGCAACGTCAAGACCGTTTCTGGCGGCCGCACTATCGTTCAAGAACTTGAGTATGCCGAGAACGGCACATACAAGCGTTATTCAGGTTATGAAACCCTGGATATTTCGCCTTCTGATGTGTTCACGGCGGCTGAATTTGATTGGAAACAGGCGGCGGTGGCCGTGTCTATTTCCGGTCTTGAGCAGCTGCAAAACTCAGGCCCTGATGCAGTGATTGATTTGTTGGAAAGCCGTGTTCGCAATGCCGAGCGCACTTTCATGAACAACCTCGGCACTGACATTTATTCAGACGGTACAGCAGACAGCGGCAAGCAAATCGGTGGCTTGCAATTGATTGTTGACACCACGCCTTCGACCGGCACGGTTGGTGGGATTGATGCTTCGACGGCAAGCAACGCTTTCTGGCGTAACTTTGCTGAAAACGGCACCAACACCATTACCACTGCGAACATCCAAGCCCGTATGAATAACACATACAGCAACTTGGTTCGCAACAACGATGCGCCTGACTTGGTTGTCGCAGACAACATCATGTACAATTTGTACTTGGGTACGCTGCAAACCATTCAGCGCATTACCGACGATAAAATGGCTCAGGCTGGTTTTACTAGCTTGAAGTACATGGGCGCTGACGTTGTTTTGGATGGCGGTGTTGGCGGGAATTGCCCTGCACGCACTATGTTCTTCCTGAACACCAACTACCTGTTTTTCCGACCACATCGTGACCGTAACATGGTGCCGATTGGCGATGACCGGTTCAGTGTCAACCAAGACGCAATGGTGAAGCTGATTGGCTTTGCCGGAAACATGACGGTATCTAACCGCATACTGCAAGGTGTGTTGGTTGGCGCTGCCGGTACAGTGTAAGGAGTACAGCACATGTCAGTTCTTGAAACAGTCACGCCAATTCTTGGCGTTAGCGCAGCCATTAAGGACACTGTTCCTAAGGTTGCTCCTGGCACTCCAGTGCATGGTCGTGGCGGCAGGGTAATGATTTATGTCCAAGCCTTGGGTGTTGTGGGTGCTAACGCAACCGTGACGCTTGACACGACCACTATCTCGTTTGGTGCAACCTCCACATTGTCGGGCGCTTGGACAAACGGCTCTGTGGCTTTTGCGGCCAACGAATACGGTTGGGTGTTCAAAAACGTCTAACACAGGATGGGGGGAGGGCAACCTCTCCCCAATCTTCTTTGGATAACGCTAGTTCTAACATCTTAATTGATCTATCGGATGACAGCGGGATCGTGCTGTCGAATAAGTTTGTTTTGCCTCCTGACTTGCCTGAATGGATACCCGCAGGAACTTTCATCAGTGGGCAAGGCCGCGCAACAAAGGATCGCGTAGTCGATAACGTCAAGGCATCTGTTGCTCGCAATTGGCCAACATACAAACATGGCGAGTTTCAAGACAAGACGCTAATCCTGTGCGGTGGCGGGCCTTCGATTGGCAAGACTGAACAACTCAAAGAAATTCGCCGCCTTGTAAAGAAGGGCGGTTATGTCATGGCTGCAAACCGCACCCATGATTGGTTATTCACTAAAGGCATTGACGTTTGGGCGGGTGTATTACTTGACCCTATCCCCCATGTTGCGAACTACATCAAGCCCCGCAAGGGTGTGCGGTATTATGTTGGCTCACAATGTGACCCCAAGACGTTTGACGCATTTGAGGGGCCTGGAATTGAGAAATACATCTACCATGCCCTGGCTCACGATGAACAACTTGAGCACACGCCTAAAGACCAATTGGGCCAAGTCCTGCCGAAGTATGGAAATAGCGTCATTTTACGCGCTATCTGGCTTGGTCTTGCTATGGGCTTTCGCAAGTTTCATTTGTTTGGCGTTGATAGCTGCTATGAGGCAGAGGAATCAACATCACTACACGCTTACGACAAACCTGAGACAATCCACGATAAAAAACGGGTTCGTATCCCGTTCCCGTTAGAGGAGCGCACCTACTACTCAAATGCTGCAATGATTATGCAGGCTGAGGTGTTTGAGGGAATGATACGCATGATTGCCAATGATATATTTGTTGGCAGGCTGCCTGCGTTCACGATCCAGGTTCACGGCTATGGAATGATACCTGACATAGCGTCAGCGTATGGATTACATGCCGATCAAAAGAGGAATTTCATTTATGGCAAGTGCTGAATACACACACAGTTTTGACCTATCCACGGGGCAAGTGAACAAGAACGGCAAGGATGCGATTGTGCCGCGCTTTTTTATCATGCGTGAGCCTAACCCCAAGACGGGCGAAATGGATGAAACCGAATATGTTGAGTTACGCAATCCGGGCGACAGGCTAAACATTCGCCGTCCCAAGGTTGATGAAACGCACAAGCGCCGTTGGCCTGAACATTACCGCGCATTTAAGCTGGGTTTAGAGCCACCTGAAAAAGGCCATGCCTTGCGGACGTGGGGAGACATTAACGAATTAACCATGTCTGAGTTTAGCCGGTTAGGCTTTCGCTCGATTGAAGATTTAGCTCAAGCCACAGATCAAGCCCTGTCGGGTATTCAGGGCGGGTTTGGGTGGCGTAAACGCGCTCAAGTGTTTTTGGCTGCAAAGGCTAAAGAGGCTGAAATTGATAAAGACGCAATCATCTCTGATTTGCAACAAAAGGTTGAACAACTGTTGAAGGCTCAAAATGTCAGTCAGGTTTCTAACCCATCAGGGGGCGGTGATGTTGGAAAGCGCAGACCCGGAAGGCCTCCTGCTCAGAAAGGCTTGGAAACAGGACGCGGAAACGTACCCAACGGAATGGGCATTGTTTACGACAAATCAGTCCCTGACGCTGCCTGATTTTGAAACCGATGCGCCTAAAGAAGTTTTCATACCAGAGAAAATAATCAACGCTTACTTTTACGGATCGCCGCAATGAGTTTACTTACATTAGTTCAAACGACTTGCGACAGTATTGGTTTACCGCGTCCGAGCGTTGTTATCACGTCAACAGATCAAAACATCAGAACCTTGCTCGCCCTTGCCAACACATCAGGCGAGGAATTAATGAAGCGTTACGAATGGCAAGAACTAACCAAGGAAGCCACGTTTACAAGCACCGGCACAATCTCCCAAGGTTCTTTGGTGTCGATTGCCTCAGACTTTGATCGCTTTATCAACGATACATTTTGGAACCGTGGCTTGCGTGAAAAGATTATTGGACCTGTCACGCAACAAGAATGGCAAAAGGATTTGTCATTTAACGTGGTTGGCCCGCCGTTTAAGTTCATTGTGAATGATGGGACTGTGTATGTTGGCCCTACGGCTTTGGCGGCCGGGCAAACGCTAGCATTTAACTACATCACTCAGAATTGGTGCCAATCATCGGGCGGTACAGGTCAAACGGCTTGGACTGCTGACACTGATACAGCCAAAGTTCCAGAGCGCATTCACAGGCTGGATTTGATTTGGCGGTTTAAGGCGGCTAAGGGGTTAACTTACGCTGAGGATTTGGAAACCGCTGAGCGAGCGATTGAGAAACATTTTGGAACAAATACCGGCAGGCGCATTTTATTCATTGGCGGCTCAGACGTTCGGTTCTTTTCTGAAAACATACCCAACGGGGATTGGCCCTCGTGAGAACGGCACTTAATCCAAAATCAGCAACGACTGACCGAGTTTTCGCGTCAACTACCCCCGCTCCCATTGGTGGATGGAACGCCCGCGATGCATTGGCGGCTATGCCCATCGAAGATGCTGAGATTATGGATAACTGGTTTCCGATGGCAACGGACGTTCGCCCGCGTCCAGGTTCGGATACCTATTGCTCTGGATTGCCAGGCCAAATAGAAAGCATTTTACCATATAATGGTGGCACACGCCTAAAGATATTAGTTGCTTCAGGCGGGGCAATTTACAACGCTACGACCGTATCCTCAAACGGGACTATCCCGGCTGGGTCAACGATTGCCTCCGGGTTTTCCAATAGCCGCTTTCAGGCTGTAAACTTTGGCACCGCTGGCGGTCAATTTATGATGGCTGTTAATGGTGTTGACGCCCGGCAGATTTACGACGGGACGAATTGGTACGCGGCAACAATATCGAGCAGCGTCACAACCATTGGGACGGTAACGAATTTAAGCGTTTACCAAAGGCGGTTGTTTTATACGCAATCTGGATCACTTTCGTTTGCTTTCCATCATCAAGTCAACGCGATTGGCGGGACAATTGACACATTCCCGTTAGCTTCGCTTTGCAGGCTTGGGGGTGAGTTAGTTGCCATTGACACCTGGACACGCGACGGTGGCGACGGGATGGATGATTATTGCGCGTTTTTCACGTCCAGGGGCGAGGTTGTTGTCTATGCGGGCACTGACCCTGCAAGTGCAAGTTCTTGGGGTCTGCAGGGCGTATATCGTATCCCTGAGCCACTTGGAAAGAGATGCACGGTTAAGTTTGGCGCTGACCTGTTAGTGCTGACCCGTTCGGGCCTTTTGCCCATGTCGGCTGTGTTGGCTGGGCAGGCTCCGCAATCTTTCGTGACTGACAAGATACGCAACAAGCTGACCGATGCCGTATCCATTTACGGGAGTTACTTTGGGTGGGAGGTTAAATACTACCCTGCCGGGCCTTGGATTGTGATTAACGTCCCTGTGAGTGAGGGGGCTTATCAACAGCAGTTTGTGATGAATACACAGACCGGCGCATGGTGTCGGTTCTTGTCGTTAAATGCCAACTGCTTTGAGGTTTACAACAACAATCTCTATTTTGGTGCAAACACTAAGCTAATTCAGGCCAATGTCGGCACGAATGACGATGGGGCCGATATTCAGATAGACGTGAAGCAGGCGGCATCGGTTTACGGGGTGCCGGGCAGGCTTAAACACTTCAAAATGTTCAGGCCGATTATTTCATCCGACAGCGATTTAGCCATTGCGTTCGGGATTAACGTGGACTTTGGGTCGCTCCCGCCTGACAATGTACCTACTGCGGTTCCTGTTGATTTTGCCGTTTGGGATGTTGCCACATGGGATGATTACTATTGGTCAGGCGACCCAAGTCCGGTTGGAACGTGGCAATCATCCGGCGTTTTAGGCACCTACGGACAGGTTCGCCTAAAGGGTGCTGTAAACACTGAAACTATTCGATGGATGGCGACAGACCTTGCCATAGAGCCAGGGGGTATATTATAATGCTACGCATCGCAACGCCCGCCGACCTTGATGCAATATGCGATTTGCTGAGGTCAATGCACTCTGAGATTGGTGTCGGTCGCGTTGATGAGGAAGTTGCCCGAGGGGCCATCTCAGAAGTTATTTCCAAAAGTCTATGCGTTGTTGTCGAAAGAAACGGCGCAATTGTTGGCTCAGTTGGTCTTGCAATGACGCAATGGTGGTATTCCAAAGACCTGTTTTTAACAGATCAATGGTTCTTTGTGTCACCTGATAGCCGACAATTTGGCTTGGCAACTCGCCTGATTAACTTTGTTAAGCTCATGTCTGAAAAGTGGAAAGTTCCCGCAGTTATCAGCGTTGGAACAACTGTTGAGACATTATCCAAACTCAAGTTTTTTAAGAAACACCTGCAACCTTTTGGCGGCAGCTTTATACACATTCCGAAGGCTTCCTAAATGTGCATTGGTAGCAAACCCAAAGCCCCCGATCCGATGGCGACGGCTCAGGCACAAAATCAGGTTAATCAGGAAGCCATTAATTCGGCTGCTAAGATTAACCAGATCAATGAATACACGCCTTTTGGCTCGCGCACTTACTCAGGCTCGTATGATACAGGTGACAGGGCTGTCACTGATAGCCTATCGCCCGAATTACAAAATATCCTAAACAGTCAGCTTGCCACGACGGGAGGGCTTTCGTCTTTAGCCCAAGGTCGCGTTGGCGGTATTCCACGCGGTGATTTTACCCTTGATGGTCAACCGGGCGTCCGTCGTGCGGGCGATGTTCAGTTCTCGCAATACATGGGCGAACCGCAACGATTTTCAAACTATGACTATGCTGACACAGGCCGCGCACAAAGAACCATTGGCGATGCTGGGCAGATCAAAGGTCAGTTAACTGACCAAGGCAAGCAAATGCGATACGCTGACCTAAGCGGGGTCCAGCAGATTGCGGGCTTGGGGGATTTCGGTGGAGAGCGCAACCGTGTAGAGGATGCGCTTTACCAACGTGGCTCGCGTCGGGTTAATGAGCAATATGGAAACGACCTTTCGTCATTGCAGGCGCAACTTGCTGCACAAGGCATTACTCAGGGGTCAACGGCTTATGACCGTGAAATGTCGCGTCTTGCTCAAAACCGTAACGATGCACTCACAAGTGCAAGCGAAGGTGCCACAATCAATGCAGGGCAGGAACAAGGGCGTTTATTCGGGCAATCGCTTGCGGCACGTCAACAGGGCGTTGGTGAACGCTTCGGGCAGGCTGACTTATACAACCGGGCGCAATCGGGCGACTTCGGGCAAGAATTGGCAGGCTCACAATTTATCAACCAAGCGCAAGGGCAGAACTTTGGGCAACTTATGGACCGTGCAAACCTTTATAACCAAGGGCAAGCACAAGACTTTAGCCAAGACTTTTCGCGGGTTAATGCAAACCGTCAAAACGACTTGGCGCGGGTTATGTCAGACCGTGACTGGCAATCTCAAGCGGCTAACTTTGCCAACGATGCGCGGACGAAACAATTCGGCGCAGGATTGCAGTTGCAAGACGCGGACACGCAATACCGCCAAAACAGCATCAACGAAAACATTTTAGGCCGTAACCAAAACCTAAATGAATTAATGGCTTTGTTGTCAGGCTCACCAATTAGCCCGCAGGGTCAGTTATCATTCCAACCCCGCGCACAATACAACCCGGCGCAAGGCTCTCCTGACTTGGTAAGCACGGCGAATAATAATTACAGCACGGCAAATCAGGCTCGATCAGCGTTGCTGGGGGCTATCTTCGGGGCCGCTGGGCAAGTTGGTGGGGCGGCAGCGTCGTGTTGGGTTGCTCGTGAAGTGTACGGCCATGACAATTACAAATGGCTTATGTTCCGTGATTGGATGCTCAATCGTGCGCCTGCGCTTTTCCGCAAAGCGTATCTTAAATTTGGCGAGAGGTTTGCAGCGTTTATTAAAGACAAGCCAAGAGTTAAAAATTTCATTCGCGCTTGGATGGATACTAAAATCTCATGAACAGGCAAATGCGACCAACTGCCCAATCACCTCAAGATGCAGCGGTTCTTGATGTAAACCCAGGCGACTATTCAGCCATTGCTCAGATACTAGCGCAACGGCGCAACAATCCTGTGTATTCAGTTGGGCAGGGCATCGCACAAGCTGGTGGAGATATTGTCACGGCATTGCTTGAAAAGCAGGCTCGCAAGAAAGAGCAGGGCGTTGAACGTGATAAGGCCGATGCATTGATTAAGGCTTTAATGACAGCAGGCCAATCGGGCGACACAAGCCAAGGGCCTACGATGTCGCCCAATATGTCAGGGCGTGCGGCTGTTCAACAGCTTGCACAAGTTGACCCGCGTTTGGCGGTTCAAAACTACGGCGCGTTGCAAGATGCTGCAAAGCAGGCGGCCCCCCCAAAAGTGCAAACATTCACAGGCAAATTGGCACCGGGTGAAGCATATTTTGCTGAAGGGCAAAAAGTTGCCGAACTTCCCAAACCGCCTGAAACTATGTCGCCATATCAAGCCGCGCAATTGAAATTGGCAGAAGCTAGGTTGGCTTATGAACAAAGAAACTCTGGGCAAAAACCACCAGCTAACATGATGGCAGACCCCAACGCACCTGCTGGGTCTAACGTATTCATTCCAATTCCGAACACACCGCTTGATTTGCAAAATAAAGAACGCGAGCGCAAAGCCAACTCGGCAATTGCTGGCGATAAAGCCGCCGTTCGTGGAATTACGCAATCAGCGGACGCGGCCATTTCTGCAATTGACAAATTATCACAGCACCCAGGATTAAGCAGCATTGTTGGTGCTTGGGATTCGAGAACGCCAAATGTAACAGAAGATGCAAACACGGCGCAATCTTTGCTTGATAACATTAAGGCAAAAGCATTTGTTGAAACCCTGAACGCCATGCGAACGGCATCGGCCACAGGCTCAACTGGCATGGGCGCTTTATCTGAAAAAGAGGGCGCGGTTATTCAGAACGCGATGGCTGCACTTAATCAGGCTTCGGACGAAAAAACATTTCGCGAGCAACTGAAAATAGTACGCGATACGATGCAGCAATCAAAAAACAATGTGCGCTTAAAATTCCGCGATGAATACGGGACTGACTACAACCCGAATGATGATAAGTCTATCGACGGGCAACAGGCCCCTAAACCAGCCAACGATGTTGAACACATCTTGAAAAAATACGGCGTCCAGTAATGTCTGATATTCGCTCAAATGTGATGAAAATGCAGCAACAGGGCGCGTCTTTAGACGAGATTGAAGCCTATGTGAAATACAAGACAGCACCCCAAGAACGC